GCGCAACCGGCACCGGTCCCCGGAAATGAACCAGCGGAAACGGATGCAGAACCGACACCGGCCAATACATTGACAGGGCAGCCGCCGCAGGCCGCGCCCATGTACACACCGGAAGAATTAAGCCTTGCGATTCAGTTAGGCGCGGTTGATGAAAGCCGTATTCCTGTTAGCATGGCAATCCAGTACGGACAGTACAAGGAACGCATGGCACAGCAGCAGGCCATTGCCGCAGGCCAGCAGCAGGCGCAGCAGAATCCGAAGCCGAACGAAGCTGCACAGAAGATGGAATTTATGAAGAAGCTGGAAGATACTGCGCGGCAAATGACGTTGAAAGAGTTGGGACTGACCGAAGATGATTTAAACGATTCACAGTATGCGGATTACAGCGACAACCCGGATCTGGGCGAACGCGTCAAGATGTTTAATACCGCACTGGAATATAACCGGCAGCAAATTATCAACGACGTGCAGGCCAAGCAAGCGCAGGCACACCAGCAGGCCGCTTCCCAAAAAGCCGTGAACGACAGTATTATCGCGTTCACGCAGAATGAGATTCGGACAGAGCCGAAATTCGTTGAAATCAATAACGCACTGGAAAACTATTACCAGTCGTTACCATACGGGAAAGGCGCAAAGTACGCAGCAGCATTGAACGCGTACAAAGCCGGAACCATAACCGAACAGCAGGCGCAAGACCTGCAAGAGTATTACAGCGAAACCAAAAAGATGGTTTACGCGAAAGCTAACAATCTGTCAACAACACCCCAACCGGTACTGCGCAAACCGGCGGTTGTTGAAAGCCCGGGTACTGGGCTGGATACGCCGAAGCAGGCAGACCCTAAAGAGTTGTCAGGCCTCGACTATTTAGGAAAAATTGCCTGGTTCAGCAAAAACACATAATTCTAAGAAAGGAAAGGTAAACAATTATGCCAGACGTAACAAGAAACTTTGGCCCGTCTTCTTCCCAGTCCAGTTATGGTGAAGCGATCGGCCACGCAGAGGATTACTCCAAGATTATCACCAACATTGACCCGAACATGACGCGCTTTTTGTCCGGGTTCGGCAAACTGGAAAACGCAACGCAGCTTCATTGGTTTTGGACGACTGAAGGACTGCGCCCGCCCCAAGCAAACGCTCATCTTGAGAAGTTTGATTACACATTCGACAAGGTAGGCGGCATCCGTCAGCTGCACAACCACCAGCAGCATGTATATGCTTCCGGTTACATCACTGACGCACAGATTAAAGCGGGCAAGACCTATACCCCGGACGAACTGCCCCGGCAGAAGATGAACACGTCCTTAAATCTGGCGCGTGACATTGAGTACGCTATTCTCAACAACAAATTGAGCCGCGCTGAAAACGGCAACGTTCCCGCTATGACCGGCGGCATCCAGTTCTTTATGAACGCAGAGAAACAGGCTTGCACCATCGCCACCACCGGCGTAGTCACCACCATCGCTTCTCCGTCCGACACCACTGCCGTTGACCATGGGCTGCGTACCGGCGACTTTGTATATTTTGTTGCCAGCACCATGCCCAGCGAAATCAAAGAAGATCTGGTGTACTATGTTCGCGAAATCGCAAATTCCACTTCCACATTCCAGCTGTTCAACACCATGGAAGGTGCCGTGGAAGATATTGCAGCCGACAAAGTAACACTGGCTTCCGCAGCAACCGTCAGCAACGCAATGTATATTGTAAAGAACAATATCGTGGACCTGGGCGGTTCCAGTGACGTAACGCTGGACGACCTGAACCGCGCTTGCGAAATGGTTAAGATGCGTGGCGGCAATGCGTCCGACGCGTACATGTCCACTCGCAAACTGCGCCGCTTTGCAGATATTGTCAATGCGCTGGCAACGACCGAACGCAAGTCCGGCGAAAAGAAAATGGATATGGTTACGACCACTTACATCAGCCCGGCAGGTATCATCAATGCCCAGGCACATCCGATGTATGCTGATAACCGTATTGACCTGTTGGATATGCAGTATTGGCACCTGAAATACTTCGATCCCGTACATCCTGTCAAAGACCTGCCGAAAGTTGGTACTTACGACACCTTTGCACTGGAAGGCTGGTTCGGCGTACAGGCTACCCAGCCGCTTGCAAGTGCTTCCATCGTCAATATCAAACGGTGATCGAACGCGGTTGCTAAAATTATACGGACGCAGGCTGAAACGGTTTGCGTCCGTTTTTTACTAATTGGAGATAAGAACATGATTACAAAACAGGAATTTTACGACCTGAAAGACGACAAAGGTACTGTTGTCCTGCGCAATTACTACGACTGCAGCGCGGCCATTGACCTTGCCAAACATGTAAACATGAATGGCGGGCCACAAATGGGACGACGCAGCGACGATTGCGAATGTATGGGATTTATTCCCAACGAAGAATGGCTGTACGACTTCCGGCTGATTGCAGCACGTCATGCACTGTGGCAGGGAGACAGGGGACAATACACACGCTGGATTAAACAGTATTTCAAAGATAAGAGCGCTTTTGCTACGCCACACCAGCGTATCTATTGGCGCGGTTCTTCGGCGGTGATATTGAAATGATTACGGTACAGAAAATCATCCGGTTAGTCCGGTTTAAAGAAAAAGACAACGATGAAATTAAATATTCCGATTACGATATTATTTCTTCATTGAACGAAGTGATCCGGTACATGAACATCAGGTTTTCCATGATGAACGCAGACTTTTTGGAAAAATCTGTGATACTGGACGAAAAGCAAATCAATGAAGAAATCGCAGCATATAATGCAACGGCTGAAGAAGATAACCGGAAAGAACAGGTTCGTTTTGGCTTAACAGGCGTGGAATTGCCGGACGATTTTCTGTCGCTGATTGGCGTGGTTCGTACCGGCATTGATTGCTGCTGCAGAGATTACAAACTGAAATGCGGGCAGTCCGGTATGCGCCTGGCACAGGACGAATATTACCTGATGGGTAATAAATTGTTTGCCCGCTGCCACACCATAAAGCTGTTGTACCGGGCGTCTATTGCGCAGGTTACATCTGTGACGGATAACATTGAACTGCCGGAATTCTTTTTGGACGGGCTGGCAAAAATGACAGCTATGATTCTGCACAATGATGCAAACACGGACGTAATGCGGGAAGCCATGGACAGCGTGATTGATTCTATGGTAACACGGCGCAGATACACCAACGTTAGATCAAGGATGCCGTTTAAGGTGTAAGGCAGGTGAGGGACGTGAATGTTAGCGAAGCGTTAATCGAAATCCGAAACAAAACAAATGATCGTGACGAAGTAGGCTTATCGAATGAAGAACTGCTGGCCTATTTCAACGAAGCGATTGAATTCATATCGCAGTATCTGGCAGCGGCCAATACGCCGGTGCTGTTACACGACACAACTATCACAACGGCCACGACCAATCTACCCGACAACTTTATCAAGCTGGCTGGCATTTTTCCTGTAAAAATCACAGGGAATACAATCGCGCTGCTGGACACTCCACCGCAGACAATCCGTTATTATGCCGGGTTTGGCCGGGCTGATATGAACGAAGAAGTGCCGCTGGCGAATGAAGCATTGGTTCGCGTAGCAATACGACTGGCGGCCATTTATGTAAACAACCAGCAGTCGCTGGACGTGACGCAGGACAAATCACTGCTGAACGATTTACAAAATGCAATTATGGCGGCGGTTGGCGTCGCGCAAGGGGGATGATGAACCATGAGCATACCGGCAAGCACGGTTCTGCGGCACATTCGTCTGCAGATCAATGATTTTGATGAAGCGAAAGTTTCAAACTTTCAAATCTTAATATTTTTAAACCGCGCATTATCTGCTGTTTCGTCGGCAATAGCGGCGCGCGGGCTGGACTTTTTGACGGCTTCCCATGTATACAGCAGTTCCAGTGAAATCACAGGGGCTGCGCTTCCCGACGACTATCAAAGCGTCCGGGAAGTAACAGACGGTTCAGGCTACACGCTTACACCAACTTACATTACAAAAACACCGCAGACATACGAATACAAAATCATGGGAGAAAAGATTTACTGCGGCGCATCTTCCTACACGTTGTTTTATCAGCGGTTCATCGGGCCGGTAGACAATCTGGAAACAGACAATATCGCAGTACCTGCCTATTGCCTGGGATTGATTGTACAAACCACAGTCAATCTTATGCAGGGTATGGTCGCGCCGGAACTGGTGCAGGCCATCAACACTATCATTGATACAGACATACCCAGCCTGACATACGACAAAAAGAGGGGAAGGGTGATTGAAAATGCTGGTTGAAGAAGCGGTAAACCGAATTAAAGCAGCTGGACGCGGCACCGGGAAAGACTGGGCAGTGGACAGGGTAATAGACTTTCTGAACACGTCGTTGCTTCAGGTGAGCGCATTACTGGCAGCAAACAAATACCCGCCTATCGTGCAGACAATAGAGTTAGAGGACGGCGACGATCTGCCGGAAAATTACCTCTATTCCTGCGGGACCTATCCAATCCGCATCACGAATGGCAAGGTAGAGTTTTTAGACGACAGCATGGAAACAATACGTTTCCGGTACTTTAAAAACATTGGCAAGGTTGTCAAAACAAGCGACAACATGCCGTTTACAAATGACGCGATTAACGAAGTCGTGATTAAAGGAGCAGTGCTGCTGGCACTGAATGAAAACGCGGTTCAAATCGGACAGGATTCACAATTAGTAACGGCGCTGCAGCAGGCAGTGGCCGGTGGTTTAGCAGGCGGTTTGGCAACGGAGTAACGAAACATGAGCAGCCAGAAATCAAAACTTGAACAGATTCCGAATAGCGTTAGCGGTGACGGTAAAACGTTCGCGGTACAACTGAAAAAGTTTTTGCAGTCCTTCCGTGATGATACAGATAAAAAAATAGAAGGTATCGGCGCGGGTGCAGTGGAACAGGTTTTTGGTCTGCGCTTAACAGAAGAACACGACTACGATTCCAAAGGGAACCCGATCAATAACATTTTGGTGGAATTTGATAATACAAATGTTACAAACTATCTGAACGCGCAAATATGGATGCAGGAAGAAGATGACAACTCGTATCAACTGGTGGGAACGACCAGCAATGTAAGCTATACCATTCCAGATGTTAAGACAGGACACACCTATTATGTAAAGGTAGTCGCCTGCAATACAAACAGTGGCACAGCGGATTTTGCCAACGCTCCGGTTGACTTCATTGAAATAACCGGAAGCGTGCTGGTTCCGGCAGCGCCCACGCAGTTTTTCCTTACGTTTGACGAAGAAGGTCCACTGTGGGAATGGCAGTTTGTGGACAATGGGTATGTAGACTTCTTTGAATTGCGCATGGACGGTCATGCCGGACGCTGGGATGCAAACCACTTGGACAGCACCCGCAATCATTTTTCACGGGCGAACCCGCCATCACGCAGCGGAACAGCTTACCTGTTTATTCGCAACATTTACGGTATGTACAGCCTGCCCGCTACACATACATTTAACATCGCGGCACCGGCGAAACCGAATGCCCCGGTATTGGAAATGACGCTGGACGGTGTAGTGATTACAATGGATCCGTTACCGTCCGGCTGCATCGGGTATGAACTGGAAATCACAGACTTTGAAGGAAATACCGAAATCTTTGAGAGTAAGAATTACCAGTTTATCTATTACCAGTTTTCGGGAAGCATCTCTGCCAGGTATCGGTTTGTTGACCCCGTAGGACATGGCGAATGGTCTGATGCGACTTCGGGGAATATAAAGACCGTACTTGCTGCGACGGAGTTACCGCCTATCAGCTATGATAAATTCGACGCTGCAACAAAAGCAGCGGTAGACAAAGCAACCACGGCGTTGACAAAGGTTGATGAAGTTAGGACGCAGCTGACCGAAATTATCACGGAACAGGGAGAGGGCACGTCTTCACAATTTGCTTTATTGCAGAATCAGGTAAATACCGATGCTAATCGAATTGACACGGTAATTGCCACGCTGAACGTGGATCCATCGACTGCCACTTCATACACTGCTATCAATTTATTGCAGCAGCAGGCAGACAGTATTGCGTCAACGGTAGCGTCAAATAAGACTATACAGGACGGAATCAACACAACAGTCAGCACAAACATTTCCAATTTGCAGCAGACGGCCACCGGATTAACTTCTACCGTACAGACCTTGCAAAGTACAGATACTGCGTTAAGCAACCGGATTACAACCAATGCCACTAACATTACACAGACCAGCAATAACATTGCTGCAGTGGTAACAGAATTAAGCAAAACAGATCCAACAAAGGTTAATTTTGCAGCGATTACCGCATTGTCAAACGGTATTGATTTGTGCGTAAAAGACACTGACCTGACCGGACAGGAGATTGTAAACCGTATCAATATCCAGCCGCAGGTAACGACCATTGACGGAAAGTTCCTGCATGTTACAGGCAACACCGTGTTTGACCAGTCTGTTATTGTTGGTGGCTCTATTGCTTCAGGCGCCATCACCGCTGCGAAAATCGCAAGCAATGCAGTAACAACGGAGAAGTTAAATGCTGGCGCTGTTACGACTGCAAAAGTTGCTGACGGCGGTATTACTGCCGTTAAGATTGGAGAAGGTGCAGTTATTGCCGCAAAGATAGCGGCTAATGCAGTGACCACGGCAAAGATAGCTGCCAATGCAGTAGACGCAACAAAGATAAGCGCTGGTGCAGTTACGGCAGCAAAAATAGCGGCAGGAGCAATAACCGCCGAAAAGATAGCAGCCGACGCAGTGACTGCTGATGCGATTCAGGCAGGAAGCATTATTGCAGAAAAAATAGCATCCAATGCGGTTACGGCAGATAAAATTTATGCCGGTTCCGTGACAGCCGTAAAACTTGCAGCCAACGCAGTAACTGCAGACAAGATTAAAGCCGGAGCCATTACCGCTGAAAAGCTGGCGGCGAAAACAATGCAGGCGTTAGGACTTACAATCGGAACAATTGGGAATACGACCACCGGAGCGAGAATGGTTTTATCTGATAATCTGATACAGATTTACGATGCAAATAACGTATTGCGCGTTAGGATGGGCGTTTGGTAAAAGGGGAAAAACATGACAGCAGGACTGCAGGCCTTCAATGAAAACGGAAAACTTGACGTTGATATTACAGACAGATTGCCACGGTTTTTAGGGAAAGTCAGAATTGACGGAACCAAAGAATCAGGAACAATTTACAATTCTGGCATAAGGACTGGTACAAATATTTGGTGGTTTATATTATCTCCAACAACAAACTTTACCAATCCAGAAGAAAGTAGCCCGAAGTATGAATATCCTGTGATCTCACAGGGCGAAGGGTATTTGTCGTGGAAATTTCCTGCCGGTAGAAAGTTGGCCTGTACACTTTTGTACGGAGTATATTAAAAATGTCTGAAGCTGGAATGACCGTTTATAACGGGAACAATAAAATACAAATAGATGGTGCGTACAAAAATTTGTACCTATCACGAAAGATATCTCTGTCTGGCAAAGGTACAACCAGTGGAACATTCGCCGGTGGAGAGGTAATAGCTGCAGTTGGGGGGACCGGTGCGCAGACAATTGATGCGTATTGCGTGAATACACCTACTGGGTGGACGTGCACCGTAAATACTTTTTCGGGTGGCATGTGTGTATATGTTTTTTCCACTAACGTAACCAAAAACGCACACGGCGTAGGTTTGCAGGTTTTTGATGATTCCGGCGCGATTGTGTATGACAGTAACAATAAGCACCCGCTTGTAATTGGATTTGGACAGTCTAACAACAGCAGCGTCGCCAGAGCCATACGGCCGGCAGTTGCGGTGTGTGCAAATCAGCGAATTGATTACACAGATAGAAAATTATGGACAAGTTATTCATACGAACCAAAGCGTGAATTGGTAACTCATCCCACAGAATACGGATGGGTTGAAAAGAAAGAATTTAAACCTGTAAACCATCCGGCAGAATACGGATATTATTGGACTACCGGTTATTATGATTACAGCCAATTTCCAGCTGTTTGGGTGGGGCCACAATATGTATACGGCAAAATCAAAGATGCATATACAACGTATGAATGGGTAACAACAAAAGAATGGGGCGTTACCAGATACGCATGGACGGAATGGGTTACAAATTATTATTGGTATCAAAACACACATGAAGATATCTATAACATGTGGAAGGAAAGCAATTTCAAATTAAGCGCCGGAAAAATCGAAACAACCGTAGTCCAAAGTGGGCAAACTGGGAACGCCACTTCAAAGATAATTGAAAGAATACAGGTTAATCGTCAAGGCGATTCATGGGAAAGATATTATAGCGGCTATAAATATAAAAGCGTAGTTGTTGATACAAGATCGTGGCTATTGTTTGACGTTAAAGATTTATAACAAAAGGTTAAAATCGGTGAAACTATGGAATTAATCTTTCAAGTTAAAAACCAAAGATTATATTTGACAACCGTGAATAAGGTAGTAGCTGGTAGTAAAAACTATCTGACTGCCGCCTTTTCATTTACGGATGATTGGGACGGAGCCGTAAAGACGGCACAATTCACCAAAGGCACTACGACAACCAATGTTGTGCTGGACTCCACGACGAATACGTGTACAGTGCCGCAGGCTGTGTTGTCTGGCGAAGGTGAGTTTTACGTTAGCGTCTTTGGTTCAAAAGAAAACGGCGCAACCATTATTACAGCCAATACAATTAAAATTGAAGTGCTTCCCAGCGGTTTTATTGCAAACCCAGGAACGATAAGCGAAGCGGATGCGGCTGCATTGCAAGCCCATGCGGACGCAGTAACAGCAGTCACAAACAATTCCACTTTGAGCGCAGGCGGGTATGTACATCAAATACTATTTACAGTAAGAAATCAAAGTATGTACCTGACTACACGTGGAAAGATTGTTGCTGATTCGCAAGGGTATTTAGGCGCAAAGTTCCTGTTTACAGACGACTGGGACGGCATGATTAAAATTGCCCAGTTCAAACGTGGTGGACTCTTTTACAATATCAGGCTGGATGAAAATAACGAATGTACCGTGCCGTGGGAAGTGTTGGTGGATGAAGGGATTTTCATTGCCAACGTGTTCGGCAACAATCCGCAGAATTCAGCAAACCGGATCATAACAGTAAACCCGGTAGAGGTACATGTAGAAAAAAGCGGCCTGACAGAAGGTGAATTACCGTCCAATCCCACGCTTGGCCTTGACGGGCAGGTGCTGTTTGAAATTTACCAATATGCGGAATCTGCAGCGGCAGCGGCTTCTGCAGCGGCGACATCTGCAACGAGTTCTCAAAGATACGCAACAGACGCAGGCGGGTACGCTTCTGACGCAAACACAGCGGCAGGAACCGCAGAGAGTGCAGCAACATCTGCAGCGGCCAGTGCAGCCAGTGCAGCAACCGACGCGGCAGCAGCGGCAAACATGATTACAGAAGTCAGCAACCTGAAAACGGAAATCACTGCCTTGTCTGCTACTGTAAATGAAGCGGTAGAGAACATGGACACATACCAGCAGTCGGCGGCTGACAATGCAGCGCTTGCGGAAAAATGGGCGACATACACTGACGGAACCGTTGACGGAAACGAATTCTCTGCAAAATACTATGCTGGTGTGTCCGGCACGCAGGCTACAGCAGCAAGCACGTCAGCAACGGCAGCAGCAACCAGTGCAACAGCGGCAGCCGCTTCTGCTACGTCAGCAGCAGATTCAGCGGACGACGCGGAAACCTATAAAAACAACGCGGCCAGCAGTGCAACGTCTGCAAGCGAGAGTGCAACGACAGCAGGCACGGCGGCAACAAACGCAGGGAGCAGTGCAACAGCTGCATCACAATCAGCAACAGCGGCTGCAAATAGCGCAGCCAGCGCGGGAAATTCTGCCGTAGCCGCTTCCCAAAGCGCAACAGCTGCAGCCACATCGGAAAGCAATGCCAGCGATTATGCAAGCGGCGCAGCTGATAGTGCATCTGCTGCCGCAAGCAGTGCCAGTGATGCGGCAGATAGTGCAAGCGACGCGGCCACTTCGGAAAGCAACGCCGCAACCAGCGCTTCAACGGCCACTACAAAAGCGGGCGAAGCATCGCAAAGTGCGACTGCCGCTGCCGGTAGCGCAAGCACAGCAAGCACAAAGGCAAGCGAAGCGGCATCCAGTGCGTCAACGGCCAGCACGAAAGCAGGAGAAGCGGCCAGTAGCGCCCAATCTGCTGCAGGGAGTGCCAGCGCTGCCAGCGCGTCAGAAACAAATGCAAGTGACTCTGCGTCAGCTGCGGCAACGTCTGAAAGTAATGCGGCTGACAGCGCCAGTGCAGCAAGCACATCGGCGAGTGCAGCAGCCAGCAGCGCGACAGCGGCAGGAACCAGCGAAACCAATGCGGCTAACAGCGCGAGCGCGGCAGCAGCAAGCGCAAGTGCTGCGTCAACAAGCGCAACGTCAGCGGCAGCAAGCGCAGCAACAGCACAGACGATAATAGAAGGGCCACATTTTGAATTCGATTCAAACGGGTATCTGTATGTTGTTTATTAAGGGGTGCTTATCATGCCTTTACAGAGAGAGGGAACGAACGGGCAGCTTCATACGATAGAGTTTAGCGACTTTACCGGCGGCATCAATTCCAGCGTGGCGCCGCAGCTGCTGGCAGGAAATGAATACCTGCAAATCAAGAATTTTGAATATGATAAAAATATCCTTGTGACACGGGGCGGCCTGTCTGCTCCGCTGTCTACCTACGAGGAAAATATTAAAGCATTGTTCTATGACGATTCCACCAACACGTTTCTGGTGGTTTTGTCAGACAAGAAAGTGTACCTGGACAACCTGACGGACACTCCGGTTCTTGCTGGTACGTTGACCGGAAACCTGCAGCCGCACTTTTGCCGGTTCGACGGGAAAATCTTTATCGCCAGCGGCGGCAAGCTGCAGTATTTTGAATATACAAATCATACGCTTGTAACGATTACCGCCAGCAAACTGTGCAATTTTGTGTTTGAACGGTTCGGCAGGCTGGTTACGACGCACACCGGCGACGACAATTTGTATTATTCTGCCGTTGGTGATCCATACGAAACCGGATGGACAGAGAATACAAGTGACGATTCTTCTGCAAAGTCTTTGGAAATCGGTTACAAGGACGACGGGGACATACAAAAAGTGCTGCCAATCAGCGGCGACATCGCCATATTTAAAACAAACGGCAGGATCTATTCACTTGCTGGAGAGTACCCAAACTGGACGGTGCAAATGGTTGGCGACCACAGCGATACCGTAACTGCAGACGGTATTACAGACCTGGGATCTACAATAGCCTTTATGACTTCCAGTGGCCTGAAATCTTTGGAAGCTGTACAGGTGTATGGTAATTTTTCCGTCAACACAGAGTTTGCAAGGAAATTCAACAAATCACTGGTAAGCGGCACGGTTTACAATCCGAAGGTGTACAACATATACCGGAAACGCCAGCTTTTAATCTGCCCGGACACATCAAATGATGCCGGAAAACAGAAGCTGTATTGCTTCCAGTACGATATTGGAGCCTGCATTTATTTTGAATTCGGGCTTCCGATAACGGATATGGCAGACACGCAGAACAATGTAATTATCGCAAGCGGCGCATCGTTATATCGGTGGAGCAGGGAATTTGCGACAGACAACGGAACAGCAATAGAACAGCTTATTGAAACAAAAGAGTTTGCGTCAAGCAGACGGATTTACACGCGCATGATTGACATTGGCATCAAAGGAACTCCGGCATTAAGTCCGGTATATTTTCGCTGGGCAGATAAATGGCTGCGGTACATGCTTGGCAACAAGCGGCATACAATTAACGTGTTCAGTGTGTGTAGGCAGGACACATTAAAAATCAGTACGCAGGCAAAAATCACAGTGGATTATGTAAAATTTTACGCAAGTGAAGTGTAAAGGGGGATAACGATATGAACTACGGAACACCGGAAAAATGGGTTGAGTGGTATGAAAAGAAAACAGGTGATACATTCACATTGCCGGAAGGTTACACGGTGAATTTTCACGAACGAAGGGGCATGGCCACGTTCAAACCTGATCTGGAAAACAGGATGCTTGTTGTGGGATATGTAATTGGTGACGGGCGGTTCTGGCATGATGCAATAGAAATGATCGCGAAGCAGAATGGATTCCGCTATATCGCAACAATTTGCACAAGGGACGTTAAGGCGTACATCCGGTTTTGGAAGTACAAAATTATAAAACAATGGGACAAAGAAGGGCAAAAACGTTATCTTGCCAGAAACAGGGGCGGCTGTTACGCCACACTGACATACCGGGGCAAGGACGAAAAAACAGGTGTTGACACATACATGGTTATTCAGTACATAGTTCCGGGAGAAAAGCCGAAGCTGGAATAAATCCGGCTGCGGCTTTCATTTTTCAAGAAAGGGGCGAATATGATAATGTTTTTCTCTGCAGGGTATTACGATAAAAGCGGTAGATTTTGCTTTGAAAAATTTACAAGGCAATGCCGGTTTAAGGGCGGCACTACCGTAACAAACACAAGCACATACACACCTACGTCAGAAGAAATCCGCTTACAGAAACAGTCAGCCGATTATTCAGAAGCAGTAGCACCGAACGCATTGCGGCTAAACAACACTGCCGCCGGGTTATTGTGGGATTCACTGGGAAGCACCCAGGTCGATTTTACAAAACTGAACAATGACGCACAACGGCAAATAGCAAGTGCGCAAGGAACGTTAAGTGGTTTATTGAACGGGAAATTACCCACTGCGTATGAACAAAATATGCAGGACATTATTAACAGGGGAGTACAGAAATCTTCCGGCAACCTGTTAAACAATTTGGCACAGCGCGGAGTCCTTAACAGTTCTGTAACCAATCAGGGACTGAAAGACATTTCCGATTCTGCTGCTGACGCTATGGCAGACGCATACACGCAGAATATTGGCTTGCTGTCTCAACTGTCAGGACAACAGATTGATTCTGCTACGGCAGGTATCACGGCAGGTGCTGCGGCACAAGAAGCGGCGCAACAGCCCGCACTAAATTTGTGGAACGCTTCGCTTGGACTGAACGGAAGCACAACCGGTGCATTGGGCGCAGCGGCGGGCAAAGGCACTACTACCAGTACGCAAACACAATCCGGTGGCGGTGGATTCTGGGGCGGCCTTGCTTCCGGCATCGGAACCGGTTTAATCGGACTGTTCTGCTTTATCGGCAGCACAAAGATTGATACACCGCACGGGAAAGTGAAGATCAGAGACATCAAAAAAGGCGACAAAGTTATTTCTTTTAACCCGGAAACAGGGAAAGACGAAATTACAGAAGTCGAAAAAGTATCGGAACCGGTATTGGAAAAAGTGTTTGCAATACAAACTGCGGACGCAGACGGAAACACACATCACGTCGTCACAACCAAAACACAGCCGTTAATGCGCCCAGACGGAAGCTACATCGCATTGAGGAATATAATTCTTGGCCAGACGGAACTCAAAGGCGTTGGCGTCGTAAAGGGAATCTCTTACAACGGGAAGCAACCCGTATATGATATTTGTGTTTCCGGCCTGCACAACTATTATGCGAATGAATTTATCGCGCAGGACGGCAGCGAATTCTGGGGAAAGGAGTAATGCGCTATGGCTAACAAATTCAGGACAGTATATAACAGCCCGTATAACACAGGTTTTGACGCAAACTCATTCCGCAGGGTGGCCGCACAGGATCCGCAATTCGCACTGGGCGAAATTATAGGCAACGCATTGGCCGGTGCATACGCCAACAATTACAACAACCGTGGTATCAACAAGGCGGTAGACAAGGCGCTTGCAGAATACGGCACAGACCAACAGGGCAACAATGTAGCTGGCGCAAGCATGAGCGACATGGACGCATTGAACAGTGTGCGTCAAAACATGGGATTAGACAACCCGCAGGAACAGCCTGCTATTTCAGTCGGCACAGTACCGAAACAAAGCCCGAAGGAGTTAGCGGAACTCATGGCTGCACCGCAGGCACAGCCGGAAACGCCGGAACAATCTATTGAAATGCTGGCGCAAATGCCGGGAGCCGGTATCATTGCGCAGGAAAACGCAGGCAGGAAGCTGGGTGAATTCAACAAAAAAGATGCAATGTTACGAGCCGAACAGCAGATGATTAAAGACGGACGTACACCGTATCAGATTGAGCAGGCTATGCGAATGTTAGAACCGCATTTTGACAGGATGCAGGATGACTACTACCGGACAGAATCTGACCGCATCATGGCAGAATTAGGAAAGGGAGAATTATCTGACGCCGATTACAAAAAGAATATCGTGGAACTGGCGCGCCTGGGCGATTACGGACAGAACGCAGCCAACATTTACGGCAAGGACATTGTAACCGGACGGGAACGTTGGAACGCAGAACAGCAGGCCGCAAGGGAAGATAAGCGGTTTAAACAGCAGGTTGCATTGCAGGAAGCAGACGCTGCGAACCGGCTTGCGATAGCCCGTGAGCGAGCAAGGTTATACGCAAACAGCAGAAGCAACGGAACCGGCAGCACAAGGACAGGGCTGCTTGGCGGCGGCACAAGGCAAACTAATGCCGCATCCACAAAGACGAGATCCCCGCTTGATTCTGCCGAATTCAAATACATAGACACACAGATAAATAAAATTGCTGATATTCCAGAAGAAGAAAGAACGCCGGAGCAGAAACGCTTCTTTGACCAGTACAAAACGGTACGCGACCAAATTGTTGCGCGTTCTTTTGGAAATCAGTTTGATTATCACACGCCGGATGAACGCGGTAATAACTCCGCTAACCCGCAAGTTGGATTCAATCCGAATAATTATGATCAGGCCGTTCCGTACTTCCGTGACTTTGCAAAACGTGGCAATTTCAGAAAAGAAGATATTGCAAAATATATCCGGCAAAAATATTACGGCCTGAAGCCGGACGACACAAGCAACGAATTTGTAGAATCTATTATTAGAGAACTTTAAGAGTACATACGAGGTAAAGCGTATGAGCATCTATGAAGATATTGACAAAGAGTTTCAAAACTTCATATCAGATAAAAAGCCGAAACCGGTTGGCCTGTTAAGTAACGGTTCTGCACCGGACAACAGCACCGGTTACGACGCCATGGAAAAAGAAATGGCAGAGATGGGCTACCAGCGCAGCAATGATAATGATAGCTGGGGTACTGTCCTGACAAAAATTCCTTTAATGGCAGCAGGCAATACCCTTGAAAATGTAGGCCGGTTTATGACTTACGGCGGCAAACCGTCCTGGATGACCGACGAAGAATATGACGCGTTACAGAGGTTAAGCCCAGAGGATAGAAAAGCTGTAGATAATGGCGGTTTGCAAAACTGGGTAGAAGCATTGCGTATGGGCGACCCGGAAGCACCGCGTCCAAAAGAAGGGGCAAAAGCTGCAGGGACTTATGAAATAAATAAAGGCATTATGGATTATGGCCAAAAACTTGCCCGTGAAAACACCGGAAACTATACGCCTTATACAGCAAAGTCGTTTGCACAGGGAGTTGGTGGCCTGCTTCCGTCCATTGCAGAAATGGCACTGATGAAGCGTTCAGGCTTGTTCAGCCCCACGCAATTACAGGAAGCCGGAGCAACCATGGTTGGCGCAAAGGCCGGTCAATTAGCGTCCAAAATTCCTGTTGGCGCAGTTGCGAGAAACGCAGACAAAGCTGGACTGTTCGCAACGAATTTAGCGCGAAACGCTATTTTGTCGCAGGTTGAAGCTATGCCTGAATCGTTTTTAGAGCAGAGCGACGCTGTGCAGGGATATATCGAGCAGGCTAAAAATAACGGCACTTATGTTCCCGGCAAAACAGAGCAGGAAGCAATAGAAGTAGGCAAGAAAGTTTATGCAGACAATATGTTACTGAATACTGTAACCGATTCGATGCAAAACGCCATGATGGATCAGATTGCCATGGGCAAAGGGTCCGCAAAGAAAAAGCTGCTTAAAAGCATGCTTTATAATGCGCCGCAAGGTGGTTTCACCGAAGGTATGCAGGGCATCATTCCTAAAAATGCAGCTGGGGAAGAATGGCATTTTTCAGACCCTGACATTGGTGAAGCGGCACTCATTGGCGCCGTAACAGGCGGCGCACCTGGCGCACTCAATCTTGGACTTGACTACGCATCCAACAAATACGCGGAACGCCAGCTTGCCAAAAACGTTCGCAACATGGGAGAAGGACAGGACGGAACGGTAGACAACATTTCTTCAGAACCAGCGGAAATGTTATCAGACGACGAACAGCAGATTGTCAATGGTATTCGCAATGTAAACGATATTGACGGAAACAACCCGCCGCCACCGCCCGGAACTGCAGCTGCAGCGGAAGATATGATGCAGCGAAACGGAACTCCGTCTTTTGAATTTACCCGTGGCACGCGCTGGGTATTGAATAATGACAGCGTAAACGTGGACAACCTGCAGGATATTACCAAAGCAGGCGTGGGCGATATTGCTACCGCATTTATGGAAATGACCGGACAGCCGTTGATTATCACCAGCGGAACAGACGGCGCAGGCGCATTGCACATGGACGGCACGTATTCTCATGGCACCGGTTATAAGATTGACGTTTCCGGCAACGGACTGGACGACCCTGATTTACGTCACGCCTTTATCGAATACTGCGAATCCAAAGGCATCACGGTATTGGACGAATACGAACATCCGTCCCCGAATTCCACCGGCGGTCATTTGGACCTTGAATTCCATGGTTACAACGGATCCGGTAGCGTAGACGATTATTCCGGCCCGGTTAATCAGGTTATGCCGGACATTGAAGCAGAACCTGCAGCCAGTGCCGAAGCAGGCATGATGGCAAGCGATCTCACCGGTCAGTCTTTCCTTGAAGAAGATAACGGCCCGTTGTTTGCTGACGATACCGCAAAAGCGCAACGTGATAGCGAATTGGAAAACCTCACTACCGAAGAACTGCAATACATGATGAACGATGCGGAACGTGCAGAATACGAAGCAGAATCCGCGAAGATAATGCAGAATGCGGATGTCAAAACTCCGACAAGCGTTCCCCGCAACCTGACGCAGATTATGCAGCAGCAGCGCGATGCGGCGCTGGATATTTTACGCCGCAGAAAGGTTGGCACTGCTATCCCTGTAAACCGCAGCAACAATATAAGCTATCCCACCCATCGTCAGCGGCAGGCCACGGCACAAACGAGAAATAACGCTACGCCGTACAGCAGACAGTCACAGGACAATTTAAGAACCCGTGTTGCCGGAATGGACGACGCTTCGCTTACAGAAGCATATAGAAACGCAAAAGACATTCCCACACGACAGATTGTTGTTGATGAACTGCAGAAACGCATTGACAATGCAAACAATGCGGCACGGCAGACCGGCGCACAGCAGGAAGCTCCAATTACTCCCATGCCGCCGAAGCAGGAAGAACAGCAGCCGGTAATGGCAGCAACCCGCATTGCCAGAAGCGGGCAGGAAAGCGCACAACAGGAAACGCACACATACGATCGTGAAGTTGGCGCATACCTTGTCAACCAGTTTGCTGACGAATATCAGGGTAATATGGACGGTTTACGTCAGGCAATTTCCAACGCAAAAGAACGGACAAACCGTGAACAGGCTGCAGGAAACATTACAAAGGGCGAAGCTGACAAACGAATTGCTGCACTTAACTCTTTCTTTTTCAGAGTGCAGGGCGAATTAAACCGGCGCGGTGAAGATAACAATAACAGAGCGCAGGCAAAACCGCAAGGACAGGCGAAGTCTGCCCAGGCAAAACAAGCTGCGCCACAGGTGCAACCGCACCAACCTGTTATGCAACCGGTAGCGCAACCGGTAGCGCAACAGAACGGATTGAATCAGCCCACGCGTCAGGACGTATTGGACAGAGCAAAAGAAGCTGGCATTAAACCGGACAACCTGAATTCCTTATTGGAAGCTGCCCGTGGAGCGCGCAACGGTGACGAAGAAGCGACACGCAGATTTAACAGGTATCAGCCGGAAGTTAAGCAGGCATTAAACGATATTCTTGACGGCAATGTTGGAGAAAACCGCAACACCAACGCGCAGCAGAACAAACCGGAACAGGTGAAGTCTGCCCAAAATCAGAACGAGGAGAGGAGAAGCGACAATGGCAAGACGCAATTACAGAAACCCGAAACCGGCGAAAATCGGAATCAAGATCAGCACGCCGAATCTGGACAGGTTGAGCAGAAGAAAGACGCAGACAGCAAAACCGCAGAAAAGCAAAGCGAAAATGTAAAACAGGAAGAACCGAAACCCAAAAAAGCAGAACCGCCTGCCAACGAAACCCGCGAAGAAAAGGCGGAACGCCTGATCAACGAAGCGTTTGAAGATGAAGATGAGCGCGATATGGCGATGGCATGTTTCTTTGATAACATGCAAAACCCGCTGCAAGCACTGATTGAGAAACGGAAATCTTTGCAAGACCAGTTTGACGATTTAGTGCAGCGCGCCTATAACGCACTGGCAAAAACATTGCCGAAAGACAAAAACGGAAAACCTACGGGTGCAGGCGTAGACCTTATCCGTAAGGCTGATGATACCGGTTATGTTCGCGACAGCAAGAATCCTTTATGGTACAGGAACGATTATAAAAATGGAGAAAAAACGCCTTACAGTAAAAAGAACATGATGAATACTGCGCAGGAAATGGTGTTGGGCGAACGCAAAGATATGGGCGATCAGGAAGCACTAATGGAATATGATGCTTCTATCAAAGAATTACAGCCTATGTTTGACGCAAACCGTCAGATGTATGACGATATCGAAACGCTTAACGCTATTGAACCGAAACTGAAAGCGATTCAAAAAGAACTGGACGGCGGCAAGCGCGAGACAAAAACCGCAAAGCCTGCTAACGAAATAAAAAAGGCTGAACCCAAACCGGTAGCAAAGGAAACACCGGCAAAGAAAGATATTAATGGATATAAAAATGAAATCCAGGACGCTGTTAAATCCATGACGTTTACTCAGGCCAAAGCAGATGAATTGCTGAAGGAATACAACAATTTGCTGAATGAAATGGTAGGACGTAAAGAAATTACCAAAGCAGAAGCAGAAGCTATCCGGTACGGCATGGAAGATGCAGTGAAACGCGGATTGATATTAAACGATGGTCGCAAACTGTTAAAGCCCGAAGTGCGCGACTGGTTAGACAATCATCCATTTAGCTACGACAAGAGCAAAAGCCGGGAAGAAAACATTGCAGCAGCAAAGAAGCTGAAAGAAGATTTTATTAAGGAAACCGGCATTTACAGCACCAACGATGGAGAGGTAACGCCGGAACGCGTAGAACTGCGTAAAAGGATTGTTGATTATCTGTACAACGTCGGAGCAGAAAAGAGAAGGCGTGAAAGAAAGGCTACGCTTGCGATTGGCTATCCTGCAGCGGGTAAGAGTACCGTAACAAAAGACCTGACGGACAACAAAGGATATTTACTAATTGACGCAGACGAAGCCAAAAAGTTACTTCCGGAATTTCACGGCGGCGCACTTGCCGATATTGTACACGATGAAAGTTCTGATTTAAGTAAAGTCCTGTTCCGATATGCTGTTACCCAAGGTGATAATATTTGCTGGCCTACAATTGGTGGGAAGTATAATTCATTAAAGAATAAAATAATTGCACTTCATAACGACTACGCGAATGAAAGCGAAAAGACTATCGACGCATACGGCAATGCTGTACCATCATATGAAGTAACGCTATCTTACGTTGATATTCCGGCAAATGAAGCATTGAAACGGATTTTCAATCGTTTCGAAGAAACTGGACGTTTTGATAATCCACAAAATATTCACAATCTTGTATTGCAAAAACCAGAGGGACAAGTTACAATACAATTACCGGAAGGCAAGCGGAAAGAACGGTTAGGACCGACAGAAACCGTTGCCATTGACAATAAGATTCTTAAAAACTACCTTGCGATTAAGGAAGAAAAGGGGGTAGAAAAATATGAGTGGATCGACAATAATGAACTCCCCATGGATGCGCCTATTGGAGAAAAATTACGAGAGGCCGGAAGGTTATCAGGTGGATCCGACGGACGACACATTTCCGGAACTGGAGAAGGCGGAAGCGGAATTGGCCGCAGAGATTCAGGCGGAAACACGGGCGAAGTTAAACAAACAGAGAACACAGAATTAAATACTGATACAGAAACTGATAGCACCCAAGATGAGGGTGCTATTTCTTTGCCCAAAAACGAAACCGAAACGCCGGTTACGGAAGCGGAAGTGCCGGAAACCTTGCGGGAAAAATCTGCTGCACCAAAAGAACGGATTGAAGATTTCGGACAGAAGATTGGCGGTGCGCGGAAAGATATGTACGTTGATATCGGACTGGGAGAAAAGACCGCAAAACCGAAAGCCGAAAGAAAACCTGATGATGGTCTGAAAGACCGCAAATGGTTACGGGATTACGATGTTAAGCAGGACGAAACCGGTAAATGGACAGTAACGCACAAGCCGAGCGAAAATATTCGCAAAGGCACTGCTGACTGGATCATCAATGTTTATGGTGGAGCTAAGAAGCGTAAAATTGAAACCATGACGTTTGATTCCAAAGAAGAAGCGGAAAAAGCAATCGCCGTTGATGCTGTTTCGGAGAAACACAGGCTATTTTTACGCGGATCCGGAGAAAATGCAGGTTATTACATTGCACGGAGAATTGGCGGGAAAAAGGATGGCCATTGGTTCACGCTTAAAGAAGGATTCAAGACCCAAGAGGAAGCAATGGTATTCATGGCCACACATGCGGAAGAAATCCTGAACATCCGCACCAGTTTCGGCGAAGCAGACCTGCCAAGGCCAAACATTGTTGGTTGGAATGATGCGCGCAATGGCAAAGCACCGAGAAGGTTAAAGGAAAACCAAAACGCGACGGCAGAAATGTTTACCGATAAGTTTGGGTTCCGTGGTGTACAGTTTGGCAATTGGGAAAACCAGATTGAACGCCAGTCAGTTATGAACGCAACGTATGAAGGGCTGCTTGATTTAGCTGATATACTGGGCGTTGACCCGAAGATCATTTCTCTTAATGGCGAATTAGGGTTGGCGTTTGGTGCACGCGGGCAGGGATTGTCCGGAGCCGTAGCGCACTATGAGCCGGGATATACCGTAATTAACCTGACCAAGATGAAGGGCGCAGGCGCATTGGCACATGAATGGTTCCATGCGCTTGACCATTACCTGATGATTAAAGGCGGCATAATCAGCAATGAAAGAAGGGCCGACGGCAGATTAACAGCGAGCAACCAAAACACTCATGCCAGCGACAATGATTACCAGCTTAAACGAAGCGATTTAAACCAATCTTTGAAGGATGCGTTTAAGAAGCTGAAAGACACGGCATTCTATAAAGCGGTAGTTGAAACTAAAGACGAAACCGACGCAGCAAATTGGGAACAGCGGGCAAGGAAAACGCTTGACGAAGAACTGAATAAGTTGCGGGCGTATTTGGCGAAAGACCGGAAGTATGGTTCCAAGAAGAAAGCGGCGACGGAAGAACAGTTAAAGCGTTTTGATGAATTGGCAACAAAGCT